ATCTATAATAGCAGGTAACAATCCTGTTTGATTTTGAACATTACCTCCGTGAAATCCATCTGAAGTAATAGGGAAAGATAAATTATTTTCAAACCATACGTCAGGTAATGCATCAGATGGTTGAGTTTCAAATATAATTGTTGATTCTGCTCTAAAAACTTGTATAGTAACATTAACACAAGCCTTTCTTTTATTACCATCGAATAAAGTACCTGTACAACTTAATCCTGTACCAAATTGAAGAACAAGTTCAAGTGTTGTTGGATTTCTATAAAACTGCAAATAATTTATACTTTGATTAAAAGTATTTAATATAGCATTTGGATTTAAAAATTCTAATTCAGTAGTTCCATCTTTTGATATTCCTGAATTTAAAGTTGCTGCTATATTAGCTCCTTTAAACCAATCTTCAAAATTATCATAATCATTAGGAGATATATATGTTTTTTCTAATAAATATCCTCTATGCTCACAAGCACTTCCTGTTCCTATTCTTTCCCAATCTGCTTTTAAAGTAATCCTACTTCCTGCCGGAATAGTATAATCAATAAACATTCCCGGATTATCAGGGTCAGGTAAATTTACAGGATAAGATAATCTTGCGTAATTACCTCCTCTTGGAGCGCAAGCTTCTTTCTTACCCGGAGCAACAACTGCATTAGGTGTTACAATAGCGTTAAAACTACTTGGATTTATCTTCATATATACCCCTGATGGTATAACGACATCTTCTATTGGAGTTATAAATCCTGATGCTTTAGATGATTTCTCAAGAACAGTTGCGTAAGCACAATTTTGAAGCGCACCTGATGTATCTGCTTTTACAATTAACCTGTCTCCTGTTTCTATTTTTGTTATATTTTCTCCTTCAAGTAAAAAATAAACTTCATTAGAATCAGGGTCAGTAAAAAATAAATCACAATAGATTACTTCATAATTTTCTTCATCAGGTTTAATCACAAATTTATATCTCTTTGCAAAAGCAGGAGCAATTTGTTTTGTAGGTATTGTAACTTGAATAGAGTTCTTATTAGCCGAATATCCGCAAGGAATAAACTCAGTATTGTTTGGACTAACTAAAGCTGTTGTAGACCTATTATATTCGTCCATATAGACAATACCAATCTCATATCCTCTATTACTATGTAAACTTTGTGGATTTGCTATTTCTTGAAAAGTAGCAGCAGCAAAAGTTACTTCATAATATTCATATACATTTTTAGTTATAGCTAAAACATTATCAACATAACGCATTGCAATAAATTGAAATCCGATTTCAGTACTTGCAGGAGTTGTTATTATTGAAATAGGTTGGTTAATAGCTGTAATTCCACTTGCATACTTAGTGTAATCGTTTAAATTCTGTGGTAAAATACAGTTTAATTGGTCTGTAAGTGTAGTACCATCACAAGATGTTTCTGTTCCCGGTACTGCAGAATAAACAGGTTTAATGTTTGTTGCAGTACCTATTGCTAATTGAAACTCAGAACTTGTTGCTAATTCAAAAACAGAAGTATAATCTCTTGTTAATAAAAAAGAAAATTGAAATCCTATAGCATCAGTAGTTTCTGTTGGTCTTGGCGTATCTCCTGAAAATTGTGAATGTGTTATTGTGAAATTTATATTAATAGCAGCTCCTTCTTTTAAATCTTTTCCAACTAAATCAATAGTTAAAATTGAATCTGTTACAGTTAATGGTAGATTTATATTGTAAGCTCCATTATCTGCATAATCAGGTATAGTTGAAGACCCAATAGTTTCACTTATAAGTTTAGTAGTATATTCAAACTTTGTAGCATTACCATACTTATCAATCAAATCCCAACCTTCTACATAATTACCATACATCAATCTATTACCCATTATTGTTTGGGCTTTAGCTAATAATGGAACATTATCATATAATCTTAATAATTCAGAGTCAGGAAGAATAGTAAATATTTTACTATTAGTGAATTGATATGTATATTCAAAGTTATTTACATATCCTAATTCTTTTTTATCAAGCCTTTCAATTACTTTTATAATATTATTATTAGCTTGTTTAAATAACAAATCAATACCAACAACAAGAGGTCCACCTGAATTATATTTAACTATTGATGAATTACAACGATTAGTCATACCCTCATTCAACATACTATTTAAGCTAAACTCAAATGGATTAGGAATGAATGATACTTGAGACCATTGAGATGTAGCACTATATTCTCCATCAGCATATTTATATCTATAAGCAAACGATATAAACCTTGTATCTAAATAGTTTTCTTGTCCTGTTGTTATAATAGGAGTTACCTCAGGAGATTCAGTAGGTGGTTTTTTAATAACCAATAACTGTTCTGCTGTAATTTGGTCTATCCTTGCAATAGGATTAGGATAATTTTTTTCTATATTAATAAATCTTGGAGGATTATAATCATCCGTAAAGAATAATAAATTACCAATTATATTAATACCTGTAATAAGATATGCAGAATTAAAGTTTAATGTAGTATTTACATCATCTCCATCATTTATACTAATTACGTGATATTCCAATATATTCGTAAATACATTATAAGATACGATTAAATCAAGTTTATGTGTTGGAGCGTATTGGAAATTAGGGTCGTGAACAAGCCAATATAATGTATCATTTGCGCTATCGTCAATAGACCCAATACATTTTGCATCAGTACTTAATGGAGTTCCATCAATAAAAGATAAAGGTGCTAATCGTAAATTTCCTTTAGTGTTCTCTATTACACCAATCTCAGACATTTCGGTAGAACCCATTCTGATATTCATAGCATCAACGTATTCTGATTCAGGTAGCATCCTTTGGTCTACCACTTTATTCATTCTACCTGCTATAAAATTTCTTGATACTTTTGCCATCTTATTTTATTAACTTGTCCATTCCTCTAAGGTTCATCAATAGTCTTCCCGGATGTATATTACTAATTCTAATTTTAGCGTTCATTAGTAACGCTCTTCTGTCTTTCTTAGCACGTTGAACTATGTACTCTTGAACTCCAAATTTAGAGTTTAAAATCTCATATTTTATAGCTGCATAAATATATTGTTCAAATAATTTATTAACAGTAATCAAAGAATTATCTCCCCCTTCCATACCATCTGATACGTACTCAAGAATACATAACTCTCCTGCCATACTTGAATCGAAGTTTATAACTCCTGCTTTTTTATCAATATTAAAAGTTGGATTAAAATTAGCTGTTTCTGTGTTTAATCCAAAAGCATCTCCTATGCTGTAATCAAAATACCACATCCCATCATAATTCCATCCATATTGATTATCAAATTGATTACCTTGATTTAGATAAATACTTTTTTTAGTTTTTCTAAGCCTATCAAAATCAATATCAGAAAACTGTGGTTGTAGTATATTACCATTTTGGTCAAATAATATATTACCTTGTTGGTCCTGCAAATAAGCATTTGAAGAAAGAGTTTGGATATTTTCTGTCAATGGTCTTAACCAACCATTCTTGTACATAGATATACGAACCCAATTTACATAATCTGATGGCAATACAAATCTTAAAGAATCAACAACACTAAGTTCTAAAACTTTAACTTCCTTAAAAGCATCGTAGTTTAATTCTTGTATAGCACGCTTTGCGTGGAATAATACCTTATAACGTTCTTCATTATTAACTAATGAATGATTTCCTGAATACATTAATAAAAAATTATTAACAATGTCAGCTAAACTAACGTATTGGTATGAACCCCAATTTGCATTTTGAGGTTCTGTACCATTGTTTTCGTAATATTGATATTGCGAGATATATGCCATTTCTTATTTTTTTATTGTTGCATACTAAATGTAGGCTGTTCGTGTTGTTGTTGAGCCATACCAAACTGAGTAACTTCCATTTCTCTAATAGACATACCGCAATACTCAAGTATCTTAGTTACCAATTTATACTCTTCTTCAGCAGGTAATTCAAAATCTTGATAATCTGATTGTGATTGGTCAAATGCAGGAGACCCATCAATTAATGTCGTATAAGTCCATTTAGGTACTTTAGGGAATCTAAAGTAGTTAGCCTGAATTTGTCCTTTCTCATTTATTGTAGATGGATATATTTCAATAACATTTCCTTGATAAACATAAGAAGGAAATATAGTACTTGGCGCTGTAATGTTTGAACTATTTAACATTGTTATTTTTCCTGCGCTTACTTTATCAGCTTCAACAACTGTTGATTTAGAAAATATAGCATAGCTATTACCAACTGCAAGAAATGCATTTGAACTCAATGTAATAGTTGTATTTGATACCACAGATACAATAGAACTAACTAATC